GACCCGGGTTGCGGCAGAACCAGAACTGAAGGGGCACGTAAAGGGTGGTCTCGGGAAGAGCCTTGCGGGGAGCGCAGGTCTGGCCCACGGTAGTGATGGAGGAACAGGGGCCGGCAAGATCGGCGAAATCGGGGTCAACCAAGTAGGTCAGTTGCTGGGTGTTTCCGACCATCTTGTTGTATCCACGCTCCTGCTCAGAGGTCATGGTAAGCTGGTTCCAGATGTGCATCCAGTCACCGTATTGGCGGTCGATGCGCTGGCCACCGATCTCAACCTCAACCTGGGCGACAAGCTGCTCACCCACATAGTCCAACCAGCGGGCATATACAGAATCATTGTTAAGGCTCTGGTTAATCTCAGGAAGAGTCACCTGCAAGTAGGTGCGGTAGGCCAGGTCACCATTGCGGCTGATGGTGCAGGTCACGCGTCGGCCGAAGTCGGCCTGTCCGGAGAAGGTCTGCTCGATCGACTCCATGGCGAAGTTGGTGTGGCGGCGGTAAGACACCTTCCAGAAGGTAATTTCAGGGGTACCGGTCAGGAACACGTCCTGGGCACCGTACGCGACAAGCTGCATAAGAGCACCTCCCATTGTTATATACTTTAGAATAGAAAAAAATCTCAGAAATAAGCGCAATTTAATCCCTAAATGTTGGATTCTCCCAATGATTTTAAGATATTTTAGGAAGGATTTACACGATTTCACACAGTCCCGGATCGCGCAATTCTTGATTATGTTCGATGAAATTTTCTAAATATTCTTTTTGAAATACTTGTCGCCTGTTTTCGTGTTTTTTGGTAAATACATAACTATCCTCGTTCATTTTCTTGACGGTCCAGCCATCCTCAATTGCATTATGGATGAATACCATCTTCTGGAACTCTTTATGGTGCATTTTAACGTTTGTGTCGGTGGAGATAACCATGGTTGTTGTTTGCATGTTAATATCCTATCGAAAGCTTTTATTCTGCGCTTTTGGACGCCAATGTCGTGAACATACGAAAACTAATTTGTCCAACAACATATAAACCGTTGTCTTGTAGTATAGGTATGTCATCGAATATCCAAGTAGCTCCGTCCCTTGACGTGAAGCATGATCAAATGCTCGAACGATTCAGACAACTGGAAGAAACGGTGATACCCAAACTGGAATCGGAATACAATACGCTAAAATCCCAAGTAGATGAAGGGGAGATTGCCAAAACATCCGAAGTTCGTCTAAAGCTGCAAAACATGGGAAATAAGCTCAAGCGCCTGAAAAAGGAGAAAAGCACCTATTTTTTGGAAAATTCCAAATACATATTTGATTATTTTGAAGAAAAACAAAAGATCAATAGCGGAGACCAAAAGCGCACCAACGACGGTCTGATGAACTCTTTTTTTCGGATAAAAAGTACCAAGAAGGAGGCATCAGGTACAAACCATAGCCGATACAATACGTCTCGTCAACTTTATCAGAAATACTGGAAAAACATCAATGAAGAGACGATATTGGTAAGGGATTTTACTATTGAGCATGAAAACTGCCGGTTTTGCAACAAGGGCGAACTGATTGCGCAAGAAGACGAGGGAGTGCTAATATGCAATAATCGGGAGTGTGGTCGATTTGTCCGTCATATTGTAGACAGTTCCAAACCGTCGAATAAAGACCCGCCAAATGAAGTATCCTATACTGCATACATCAGGCTAAATCATTTCAAGGAGATCCTTGCCCAGTTCCAAGCAAAGGAAACCACACAAATCCCCGACGAGATTATCGAGATGATTCAAAATCGCATCAAGAAGGAGCGCATTACCGATTTGAGCACATTAGACTACAACAAGATGCGCGAGATTCTGCGGAAGCTGGGGCTCAACAAGTACTTTGAACATATTCAGTATATCAATTCGATATTTGGCATCAAACCACCAGTCATGGACAGCGATCTTCATGAAACCCTCTGCGTTCTGTTTATTGAAATCCAGCGACCATGGGCACTTCACTGTCCCCCAACGCGCACCAACTTCTTTAATTACACCTACACGCTGTACCAGCTATGTGTGTTATTGGACCAGACACAATACCTACCTTTTATCCCAATGCTCAAGGACCGCGAAAAACAGCTGGAGCAAGATATGATATGGCGCGACGTGTGTAAAGAATTGGATTGGCAGTTCTTCCCGACGGTGTAATGCATCAAATATGCATATTCTGTAGCAATTGGCGTTATTCGCATAACGCAAATTACAAGTTAATTATTAGGATGTTTACTTGGGGATCATGGGGAATCCGACCAAGTTGGCACCGATACCGAAGCCGGCGCCCGATCGCGCGGACGCGCCAATGGCGGGCACAAACACATCAAGGATGCTAAAGGTCATGGTGGCCGCAAGGGCGATCACCACAATCTCCTCCATGGCAAGACCGTTTTTGGGGATACCGAACGCAACGGCAGCCACCACGAAACCCTCAATAAAGTACTTGACCAGACGGCGCACAATCTCTTGCATGTCAATTTCACCGAACATATACACTATTTTAAGAAAAAATTCTGGTTGGTTATATTTCCTTTGAAAGAAATATAAACATGATCTCAATAGATGTATATAATGTCATTCGAACGAAAGATGGTAGACGGTAAACCCAATCCAAAATATGTGGATCTTTGCGACGAAGATCAACCCATTGCGGCACAAAAGTTTGCCTGTATGTCCTTTGTCTCTCCCGAAAAGATCCTTGAACAGCGCGACCAATTCATGTTCAGCGAGTTTGTCAAGTCATGGGATTTCACTAAATCTATGAACAAATTCACTGATTTTATCCAATTCATGGCGCATAAATACAGCCTCCATGCCGAGAGCGTGATGGCCGCATTCAAGGAGTTTGTGGATGCCGAGAAGGAGGTGCTTCGATCAACCCCAGTAACGGACGATTATCGCAATTTCATGGACCAACGCGAGGAGGAGCTCGGGAAAGAGTTTGACCGAAAGAACTCCTTCCAAACCTCTGTACGTGGGCTTAAAATTCGCGGCGTGTATTCCACCCAGGAAGAGGCCGAACAACGATGCAAAAGCCTCCGCGAGGGTGATCCCCATCACGATATCTTTGTCGGTCCGGTGGGCATGTGGATCCCCTGGGACCCGGATGCATACAAGACGGGTCGCGTCGAATTCATGGAAGAAGAACTCAACCAGCTTCACAAGGAGAAGATTCAGAATGAACAGAAGGCCAAGATGGAGTTCGAGTCACGAGTGCGCCAAGCAAAACGCGAGGCAATTGAGAAGAATGTGGCTTTGGCCACATCATCGGGCAATGCACTGACCCAGACGATTGATGCATGCGACAATCTGGTAGGCGTTATGGAAACGGTTGACTTTGAAAGCCGCGATGTTGCCAATGCCGAAGAACGGGACGCCGTGAATAAGTCTGTATTGGAAAGTATGCTCAACAAGGCCAAGGAGGACTAAAACCATAAATTCTTTTACATGATTGCACATATCCATATATGTGCAATCCATCATTTGATTCAAACCATTGTTTCAAACCATTGTTACCATTTTGATTTTTTCACATTAATGCTGCTTCCTGCCGTCTTCTTTTTTGATTTACTTGGGTCATATGCCTCGTCTTCGTCATCCGACCCAATATTCTTGGACAGTTCCCAAAATTCCTTGGACCCCAGCTTGAAATCGGGACGGTTCTCGGCCTTATACCAAAAGATTTGCTCGTTTAGCTTATTTGACTTGGCATTGTTGTTGATTACCAGACATTCATAGTTTTCCGTGGTTTGATCCATGACAGAACAGAATGCATCAAGGGTCGGAAACATGGATGCATAGTTTTCCCAGATGCGCTTACGGTTGGTCATATAAGGCTCGCGGAGGATAAACACATAGTCAATGTTGGTTCGGAGATTGGGTGGTATACCCAGAGGGTACTGCATGGTAATAATGAGCATAATTTTCCAGTGCCGACCATTCATGAACAGCAGGCGCATCAGTTTATCGCGGGTCCACGACTGGTCATACAAACAATCGTCCAATATGACAAATGCACGCGGATCGATCTTGGTCTTACCATATTTATCGATCTCCGCTTTGGTCTGTTTTAGTACGACTTTCTGGCGCCGCAGGATGTTTTCAATAAGCACACTGTTATACTCTTCATGGATGAACAGTTTGGGTACATGTTTCCCGTAAAACCCATTTCCCGCCTCCGTCCCTGACATCACGGTACCAATAGGAATATCACGGTGGTGATAAAGAAGGTCGCGCACAAGAAACGATTTCCCGGTATCACGGCGCCCAATCATGACAATAACAGGCCCCTTGTTTTCATCGGGCTTAAATGTGATGGTGCGCATATCAAATTTCTTTAATTCGAGCGTCATATACTCTGTGGAAACAGAAAAAAACGTGTTCACGAACGGACATGCTGTGGCATAAAATGTGTTTGAATATCCATTTTAATACATAAAAATACAGTAATGATCCCCGAACCCAAGTTAGAAATCCCCGATTTATCGAAATGGAATTCCACAGCAGACGACTATAATGAATTTGATACATACGATGTTTCTATAGGCAATCCTCTGACCGACCTTCTTGTCGGAAAGGAGAATGATATCGCAGTGACCCATCGCGCCATTAACGAAATACACGTGACAGACGCATCGGGGAATGTATGGGAAACCCCCATGTTTTTTAAACATGCACCGCTGCTTGACCCACTGCATTATATGATTGGACGTTATGACGAAAATAGCCGACGTAAAAAGATAGAGGACATACACAATGCCGCATATGTAGACCATATGGCATACCTGCTTATTGGACAACTGCGCGAAACACACCGGTTCATTCATGGTATCCAGTATCACGGTTCATTCATGGGCATACAGCGGGAGTTTCGAATGAATATTTTTGACGACCTCGACTATTTGCAAGAGCATGCCTATTTCAACACCAATGTTGGAACCTTGTTTCATACCAACGTGTTTAGCCACGTCGGAAAAATAAACAAGTATTCAAGCAAAAACCGTCCCACGTTGGAAATTTCGGATGTATCCGACAATATTGTGGTGGACGCATCTGACATGGTAATCGAAAAACAAGCTTTTGAATTGGAAAATGCCCCATGTGATATGGAAGAGGTCGACATCGACGCTTTAATGATGGAAGGAGAAAACGTCCAAATAACCTCAGTAGACTCTGATGTTGACTCGGTCGACGACGACGAAATCAGTGAGCAAGAGAAATCCGACCAGGATGAAGAATGTATTGACGATGATTCCGGGAGCGATGTTTCAAGCTGCGATGATTCCGAAGAGCCACTCTATGCATACATACACAACTTTCCAGTCCAGACGATTGCACTCGAACGCTGCACACAAACATTTGATCGTCTTCTACTCCACGTTGAAATAGACGAAGACACAGGAAAGTCGGCTCTTTTTCAGATCATCGTCACCTTGTTCACTCTCCAAAAAGCATTTCATCTCACACACAACGACTTGCATACAAACAACATCATGTATACAGATACCGATCATGCATTCGTGAACTACCATATTCTGGGGAAATGGTACCGCGTGCCCACATTTGGCCGCATTTACAAGATCATTGACTTTGGACGCGCCATTTATCGCACACCCAACCACTTGTTTTGCAGTGATAGCTTTGCCCGAGACGGAGACGGAGACGGTCAGTACAACACCGAACCGTTCTACGATTCAGAAAAGCCGCGCGTGGACCCCAACTACAGTTTTGACCTGTGTCGGCTGGGCTGCGCAATCTACGACTTTGTCATCGACGACGATATGAAGATGACCGATATGGACGGGTTCCAGCGCATTGTTATGGAATGGTGCCATGACGACAAAAACCGTAACATTCTATATAAACGAAACGGCGAGGAGCGTTACCCAGACTTTAAGTTATACAAGATGATTGCAAGGACCGTGACCAAACATACGCCCGAAAGACAATTTGAGCGCGAGTATTTCAAAGAGTATGAAACCTATGCGCCCATGGAAGACGAATACGTAATGGACATTGACGCGATTCCCGCATTAAGCGAGTCCCCATAATGAGTTCAACGTAGCTATATGAGTATAATCATACTCATACAGTATTGCTTGCATTTATGCACGCTTCTTCTGGGTCTTCCCCTTCTTCCCGACGCGCTTCTTCTGGGTCTTCCCCTTCTTCCCGGCGCGCTTCTTCTGGCTCTTTACCTTCTTGTTATGGCGCTTTCCGCCGTCCAAAAAACTGGGGTCTGACAGTATAACACGCCTGCGCTTTGCGGGATGTGCTTCTATGGCATCCAATTCTTTTACGCCGGTGGGCATAAGTTTGGTGAGGTTTTTCGGGTTTCGGCCGCTCAAGAACCCGGGCTCTTGGATGATATCATAAATCTCCTGCTCGAATTTGGGATCAAGCGCCTTGCGCTCTTCTCGGATCTCTCTAAACGTTCGTGCCGCTTTGGGTCCGCCCGTAAGACGCGCGAATGTCTCGACATCGTCGTCGGTTATCTCCATCTCGTTTTTCTTTTCCGCTTTAGGGGACTCGGCCATTCTTTTACGCGTAAATCTGGTACTCATGCTATAAAACATACATACATTTTTTCTTTCACGTCGTCAAATCCTATTCGGTTCCTCGTTGTTGTAAACGGTCCATCGCGTTTCTTGCGCAGGATCAGGCATTCGCCGAAAATAGCGATAAATTATGCGTGCAAAAGTAAAACCTAATCTGTATACTCCAAAGTGATGGTCAAATAGTGAGGGTGCAATTCCTGGATCTGGCATGATAATTACTCAACCTATTGTCACATGTTTACATGGATTATGTTTGTGTTTACGAATCCTATATAGAGCCATCCTACACGTATATACCCATGCCAATTCATTACGGAATAACTGAACCAGACGACCTCCTTTGGGGAAGCAATGTAATGGCGGGCATGCCGCCTGCCCCCGACGTGGACCAAGTTGTACCTGTCGCTGATATTCTCCATAATCTCTTCGATTTCTTGGGGCACTTGTTCCATTTCATCTAAACGCGCTCTATCTCCATGTGTCATGGAGATAAAGCTTCCAGTGGGGTTCGAACCCACGATCTTTCGCTTACTAAGCGAATGCCTTACCACTTGGCCATAGAAGCACAACATATACATGCGTATCCTCTTTATACCGGTTTTTCAAAAATTTGTTTACAGTCTAACATCCTCACTGTACCTACGCACTTTCAATTTGGCCAACTCGCGTAGCTGTTCTGGTGTGTTTACACCAGCCACTTCCCATTGTCGCTCCTTTGGAATATGAACAATGTCCACTTCGATGATTTCGTTATCCGCAATCAGTTTCACGACATCCGTGAGGTAGTATTCGCTTTGCTTATTGTCCGTATTGAGCATAGGAATGTATTTGTGCAGGTCGGACCCACGAAACGCATACACGCCGCAATTCACTTGCTTGATCTCCTCCTCTGTATAGCTGCAGTCCTTTTGCTCGACGATTGCGTGAAAAAAAGCACCATGTAAAACGATACGTCCGTATCCAGTGGGATCGTCCAGATTGGTCGTGACAATGGTCAGTGCGCGGAATGAATTCATCATTTCCTTCATTGTGTATGGCGATAACAAGGGCATATCCGCCGAAAGCACAATAACCCGCTCGTCTTTTTCATCTTGCAACTTGTCCAAACAAGAGCGCACCGCATCGCCCGTGCCGCGGGGATCTTTTTGCCTCACCATCTCAATGGTCATTTTTTCGAGATCAAAGTGTGCAGCGAGTGTTCTGTGAATCGTATGTTCGTGCCGGCCGACAACCACCAGGATGCGCGCCGGACGGAGCACATAGGCGCTTTCTACCACACCGACAATCATCGGCAGACCATTCATTTCCCGGACCACCTTGGGAGGTCCCGGGCCCATCCGCGTCCCCTCTCCCGCGGCCATGATAATTACTGTAAGATCATTCATGATGTTACAGGATATGTTTTTGGTTCTTTATTTGTTTTGATGTCTTATTATGTTTACATGTACGTCTTTCGGAACTCCTCCAAATCCATCACCGGGATGTTGAGATCGCGCGCCTTTTGGATCTTTGTCGAGTTGTCGTCGGCATCCTTGACGATGACCAGATCGACATTCTTGCTGACCGCGCCGCTGATCGTGGCACCGTATTTCTCGAGCGCGGCAATGACCTCTTTGTCGCGGGTCTTGGACATCACCACCTTCTTTCCCTTGAGAGGATGATCCTCCACGGGTTCGATGGCCTCTTCTACCGCGCCGTCAGCAACGGGATCAGATGCCTCTGTTTCCAACTTGCCATCAAGGTTGCACTCACGGAGGAAGTCCAGTAGCTCGGGAATGTTGGTGGCGAATGCCTTGGCGTTTTCAGGTCCGATGCCAGGCACGCCACGGAGGGCATCTTCCTTTTCCTGCATGGTCGCATCGCTCGTGAGAATATCAGGGAGGGCCTCCATGACAGGTCCAATCTTTCGCTTTCCGAGGCCGCGACCCAGTTTTCCCGAGGCCGCCATGATCTCGACAAGCGACGCCCCCTCCACCTTTTCCTTGATGCCAGTGTGCAGCTTCTTGGCCATGCGGCTCTGGAAGCCGTCCACGGCCTTGAAGTCATCCTCAGTCATGGCAAGGATTTTGCAGACCGAATCATGACCGGCATTGGCGAGCTTCTTCACATTGCCCTTTGACAGGCCGTCCACGCTTAAGCTGGTGAAGAACTCGGTGATGATCTTGTTGCGCACGTCTTCATTGGACTCCTTGTCGGTCAGCATAATGTCAACGTGCGTAGAGGTCCAGACATAGTCCACCTCCGGCATGAGCGGCTTCTCCGCGGGCGTGGTGACATCCTTGATGTGGGGGATCACATCCCCGCTCCTCACCAGCTGGACCACCGCACCCACGCCAATATTGTTCTTCTCGATAAAGGCGCCATTGAACCCAGTAGCGTACTCAATGGTGACACCGGCCAGCTGCACTGGCTCAATGCGAACGCGCGGCTTGAGGTACCCGCTCTTACTGGGAGACCAAATGACGTCTACTACCTTGGCCTCTGTAACCTGGTCAGACATGACCATCTTGAAGGCAAACGAGTGATCGGGGTTCTTGGCCTTGCGGGGGTACACATTGTCATCGCTGACAATGATCCCGTCAATCTCGTACTTGTAATTGGCACGCACGTCAATAAGCAGCTCCGATAGGGATTCGTTGGTTACGTCCTCGCGGGTCTCGTTCCATACAACCACGAATCCCTTGTCCGCCAGCATCTGCATCTGTTCACTGGGCTTGATTTCGGGGTCAATGACCTCGTACGCGACAAAGTCAATGTCCTTGGCCTTTTTATCGGCCGACTTGCGGTTCACAGTGCCTGCCACCAAGTTGCGGGCATTGGCAAACTTGTCACTGTATTTCTCCTGAAATACGTCTTTGGGGATGATGAACTCGCCACGGACAATGACATCAGGTACGTCGGGGATGTCAATGTACTTGAGCAGGTGCGAGATGTCTTGTCCGTACGTCCCGTCGCCACGGGTGTAGAGTTTTCGAACTCCCTTGAGTGAATAGTACAGACCGCTCACTCCGTCCAGTTTGCACGATAGTACATAAGGGCCGTTGTACTTTCCTTTCCATTGCGCGAGGGCATTGGAGTCAGGCTTGATCTTGTCCATCGATGGCATGTTGACTGGCAGCTTGACCTTTTTCTCCACCGGGGCACCAACGTCTCCAAGGGCGGCGTTGTCAGGCGCAACTCTTGCGAGGTACTCCTTGACCACATCGAACTCGTTGTCAGTGAGGGTGACCTCGCCTCCGGCATCCGTGAGCGAATGGAACTGCTCGTTCGCCAGTTTGATCATGTCGGCAATGTCTTTTTCTTCGAGCGATTCGAGGTGGGACATGCCGCGCTCCTTGAACAACTTCATGTTGTCCATGATTTTCGTCTTGTCCATCTTCGTAGTCTTGCGCTTGCGTGGCTTCTTGGGCTCTTCCTTGGGCTCTTCCTTGGGCTCTTCCTTGGGCTCTTCCTTGGGCTCTTCCTTGGGCTCTTCCTTGGGCTCTTCCTTGGGCTCTTCCTTGGGCTTTTTCATAATGCTCATTTCGTTGTTGTTTGATGTATGAATTGGTTCATCGTAAGAAAATCTTTCAATTTTTTCAATAAGAGCTTCGCGGTCGGTCATATGCGTAACACATGACTTGTCCACACCAACAATTTCGGCAACGCGCGCCTGCAGCTCCTCGATCGACGCATCGTTGTTCCCAGCACTCTGCATAAACGTCGATCGATTCTTTCTCGTCCTGGGGCGGTTCATCTCGCTCACTAAGAGAGGGTTGGGTGTTTTATGTTTATCCCCTCCACGTACCTTACGCGTCACATTTTTCGGCGCAACGTCGCGCTTCTCAGGCAGAAGATATTTCATTCCCAGAAAGGCAAAGATTGACTCCTCGTCGGGGAACACGTCGGGAATCTTCTCGGTATCCCGTTCCTCCCCCTTTTCCTTCTTGTACAGACCATGCTCGTTGAGCGAATACCCCTTTCGTAGGGCACGAATACGCATCTGGGTATTGAGGTCCTTGCTCCCGGTAAAATACAGGGTAGCAAAAGGATATTCGTCCACCGGGCTATACAGAAAGTCCACACGACGCGCCTTGCGATAAGGCGCCAGCTTGGCAATGACAAGGCTCTTTGTAGGTCCTCGCGACAGCACTTCAGTGACAATCCCGTCGTTGACAAGCCTTGAGATGAAATCCTGGAACGTCGCTCGTGTCTCAGTGGTGACAATCACGTCAATGTCGCCGGAGTCGGGCTTGCCGCGACGGTAACTCCCTACAATCTTGGCCTCGCCGTCCTCTTTATTGGTTCTTCGTACACGCTCAAAAGCCGACATGATGACCGCCTGGTATTCGTCAATCTCGGCACGCGGAATGCGCTCCAAGATGTCCTCGTAATGTTCCAAACCGGCCCGCTGGGCGTCCGTCAAGAGGTGTTGGTTTGCGCGTAAATCATCAATCGTCTTCATACCCTTTGCTTCAAGATCAGCTGCTTTTTTCGGCCCGATGCCAAATACCGTAGTAAGTATGCTCTCGGAACCGCCATATTGTAAATCCATATTGGCTATACAATATTATGATAAATTAGAACCCCGGATCGTTTGTATACACCGTCGTGGACGCCAAATCGCCAATTGGGT